CCCCAAAGATTGGTTTGCGTGGAGTTATGATTATACCCCTCCTAAAATCCGGCAGCATTTTGAAACACCACTTCGAGTATCACATTAAGTTTGGGAATGGTGTAAACTGTAGGTGTTGAAGGGCAGTCTTGTACGCTGTAGGTAGGAACCTCTTCCCTTCTTATAGAGCAGGTGCGGGAAGAATGTTTATTAGACACCAAGATTCCATTTTAATTTCATTTAATTTCAACTTATTTTAATAAAGGTGGGGCTGTGATAGATGAATACCCGTTATTGACCGATGCTGAGTGTGCTAAGTATGCTGCTCAAGTAAAGGAGTTGTCGGATTATTATCTGGATCGGGGTGGGTTTTCTACGTTAGGGGCGGCGGTGTATCGGGATGATCCTCTGTTATATCCAACCTTGGCGAAACTGTTAAATCCTTTTATTGCCCGTCATTTCCTGCCGTTATTACAAAAGCAAATCCAGTTCTTTAGTGAACACCTGAATAGGGAGCCGGTCTGGTTCGATAAGGTAGCGTTCCCGGGTTTTCATGTCTTTGATTATCAGGCGAATGAGCTGCAAGGGTTTATTCATACCGATACGCCAGAGCAGAATATCGAATGGCCTATCCCATATGCTGAACCGTTTTCCTATACGCTGCCCCTGGAACTGCCAAAATTAGGGGGAGGGCTGAATCTATGGCCGGATAGCGGGATCACTGAACATACCCACCCTGACGGGCAGGGAGAACCCCTATACTTCCCTTATTCCATCGGTACACTATACTTGCACAGCGGGTCTATCCCCCATCAAATCGCCAACACAGTGTCGATCACACATGAGGATTATCGGATCACTGTTCAAGGCCACGGCGTGCTGCTTGGTGAGGACAGGTTTACCCTTTTCTTCTAAGTAATTGCCCCAACCCCTCTTTTTTGTTATAAATGCTGGTATTCTTATAGGAGTAAGTTATGTCCATTACTATTGTTCGTAGTGATAACTGTGTTGTAGGTATTTATTTGGGTGATGATCTAGTCTGTACGCATGATAAGCATTCACGTGAAGAAGATATTGAACTGGCTATCGCTCAGAGGGGCGGGAAAGACCCCAAAGTGAAGGAAATTAAGAAGAACTACGCAAAGACCTCTGACCTGCCTTCTAGCCTGAAAGAAGTGAAGGGCGATAAACCAAAACCGGCTGCCGGGCCTAAACTGGGGCTGAACGAGGGTTAAGCTATGACTGACAAGATGGTGAAGCATTTTGAAGATCAGACCGATAAACGGCAGGACTTTATCCGCCGTCGTGCGCGGGGGCAGGGTATCAAGCAAGCCTTTAAAGACGCTGGCTTCTCTGTACTAGGGAAAGGCTGGGGTAATGCGGCTTATGTGTTAAACCGCGAACTCGCACCCCTGATTAAAGAAAAAATCTTCTTGGGGATCGGCGTAAACGCTGTTGAGGCGAAAGACACTGTTTTGGAGCTAATGCGTGACCCTGAACAACCCGGTAATGTCCGGTTTAACTGTGCGAAGGACATTATGACCCGCGCCGGTTGGGACGTTCCACTGGAAGTCAATGTGAATGACACCAGCAAAATGAGTGAAACTGAGCTTGATACTGAAATTGCTGACCTATTGGCGATTGCGGCTGAAAAGGTAATCTCGAAAGACGATGAACTCAGCCCAACTCAACATTGAGCAAAAAGAGCGCCTATTTGAACTCCTGCAAGCCAGGAAGGACATAGACCTCTACAACAAGCTCGATGGATGGGGCGATAAAAACGCCTACCCGTGGCAGCAAGAGTTAGCTGCGGCTTCCTCTGATTACGGGCAGATCATGTCGATGTGCGCTAATCAGACCGGCAAAACGACCGCCGGGGGGTGGATTACCGCCATGCACGTCACAGGCCGGTACGATATTAGCTGGAAAGGGCATCGGTTTAAAAAGCCAATTAAGGCATGGGCTTGCGGTGTCTCGAATGATACGGTTCGGGATATTCTGCAAGCTAACCTACTTGGGGAGCCGGGTAGCCCAGAAGCCTTCGGATCAGGGTTTATACCGCGAGAGGACATTCTGGAAGTTACCCGGAAACCCCAAGTACCTAACGGGATTCAATCCGCTCGTATCGCATTTCGTAACAGCGCCGGACGGATATTAGGCTCGTCATTGATCGAATTTAAGTCCTATGAGCAGGGTGAAACTAAATTTATGGGCCGCCCTATGGACTGGATATGGCTTGATGAGCAACCCGACGATAATATCTATACTCAGTGCATCACCCGGACAGTAGCGACCAACGGCTTCACAATGATGACGTTCACCCCAGAAGATGGGATGAATAACACCATTAACCAGTTTATGAATAACCCGCAGAAGGGTCAAAAACTGATTCGAGCCACATGGGACGATGTAACCCACCTATCACCAGAGCGTAAAGAACAGCTATTATCTCAGTATTCGCCCCACGAACGCAAAATGCGGACATTGGGTCTCCCCGTCTTTGGCTCAGGACAAGTGTGGCCGGTAGTGGCCGACGATATAATGTGCGAACCCTTTGAAATCCCCGACCACTGGCCGCGCTTAATCGGTATCGACTTTGGCTGGGACCACCCCACCGCCGCCGTTTGGATGGCATGGGATCGGGAAGCGAGTACGACCTATATTTACCATGAATACCGCGCTTCTCAGCTTTCAGCACAACAACACGCTATTGCTATACGCGCCCCCGGCTCATGGATTCCCGTAGTATGGCCTCACGATGGCATGATTCACGATAAAGGCTCAGGCTCAGGTCTGGCCGATCAATACCGGGCGGCTGGCCTGAAAATGACCCGCGACCACTTCCGAAATCCTACGACTAACGGATCACCGCAAAAAGGCGATATTAAGGTGGAGCCTGGGATCAACGCGGTACTGGAAGCGATGGAAACTGACCAATTTAAGGTCTTTAGCACTTGTGAGCAATGGTTTGAAGAACACGCCATGTATCACCGGGATGAGGGCAAGATTGTGGCCCTGAATGACGATCTAATGTCGGCAACACGCTATGCTTACCAATGTAAGAATCGGGCTAAAACGAAGGCCGAAGCGAATGTTAAAAATTGGAGCGGGGCTTTACCCGTTCAAACCGCAGGAATTGTGTAATGGAAACGATATTAGCTGAAACTGAGAATGTCCGTATCGGGACGTATGAGGCGACCGAAGAATTTGCCGACGATCACGACGATATTATCAGCCAACTAAGACAAGAATCAGATTCGGCAGTCGGAGCGCATGACGGACAGTTAGCCGAAGATATTGAACGGCTGAATAACTACTACGCCGGACATCTTTATGGCGATGAAGTGGATGGCAAGTCAAAATTTGTCACCCGCGAGGTCTATGAGACTATCGAGTCTATAATCCCTTATCTAATGAAAATCTTTTTTAGCTCAGATAAGGCGGTGGTCTTTGACCCCGAAGATGAAGATGATGTCGCCGGGGCACAGCAGGAAACCGAATATGTAAACTGGGTTTTCTATCGCTCCAATGAAGGCTTCAAGATTGGGTATAACTGGATCAAAGATGGTCTGATGAACAAGATCGGGTATGTGAAGATAGCCCGTGAATCCCCGCAAACCACCACTGAACGCTATGAAAATCTGGATGCAGAAACTCTACAGGCGACTATTGCCGATGTTGAGTCCAGAGCCGGTGATGTGGAAATCAGTATTCTGGTTGAAGATACTGGCGGCGACCCGCAAGCGACTCTAGTAGTCCGGCGCGTTGTCGGGGAAGAAAAAACGTGTGTCTATAATGTCCCGCCCGAAGAAATCCGGGTATCTGATGGTGATACGGATTTAAGAACGGCTCGATACGTCGCGCATTCATCCGAGCGCACCTTGTCTGAAATACGGGCGATGGGCTTTGAGATTGACGACGATGCCGGTGATAATTCCGACAGTAACGACCTGAGCAGCATTAAACAAGATCGTCACGGCGACGTTTCTCAGCTATTTTCCGACGATGAAGGAACAGGGGCGACCCGAAAGGTCTTTTTCCGTGAAGAATATCTGCGTGTTGACCGTGATGGCGATGGTATTGCGGAACTTTGGCAGTTTTTCCGTGTCGGGGACGAGATTTTAAGCGAGAAAGAGGTTGCTGACTGCAATATCTACAGTTGGTCGCCTATTATCACCCCGCACCGGCATGTTGGTGGCACCCCCGCTGAGCCAATGATGGATATTCAGCGCCTTAAATCGAAAACCACCCGGAATCTGCTGGATAACCACGAATCCATTAACCGTGGCCGCTACGGTGTAATTGATGGCGAGGTGAATCTGGATGACTTGATGGCAAACGGCCCTATTGTTCGGATGAACTTCGATGGTGCCGTTAAACCGCTGCCTACGCCCCCTTTAGACCAGTCTGCTTTCCAGGTTTTAGGTTATGCCGACAGCCTGGGCGAGAAACGAAGCGGTGTATCTGAGCGTGGACAGGGTTTAGACCCTAAAATGTTCAATTCCAATACCGCGATGGGTACGGCAGAGATTGTTATGTCCTCTGCGGAGCAAAAGTTAGAGCTTATTGCCCGAATCTTTGGTGAAACCGGCCTAAAACAGCTATTTTTGGGTATTCACCGCATGGGCTTAATGTCTGAGCCGAAACAAAGGAAGATTCGCACTAATAACGGAGAGTTTGTTTCGGTTAATCCGCGAGAGTGGCGGGACAGGTTTGATATGGGTGTGACCGTTGGTATCGGCAATGGTTCAAAGAATCAGCAAATGTTCCAAATGCAAATGATCGAACAAACTATGCAAACAATCGTTAGCGGAGGCGGGATGGGTTCATTGATTACACCAGAGAATATCTGGAACTTTGCGATGGAGAAAGTGAGGGTAGCCGGTCGTAAAGACGGGAACCTGTTTTTCTCTAACCCTGAGAAGGCCGAACCGCAAGGCCCGACACCGGAACAAGAACTGGCTGAGCTACAAAAGCAGTTGTTAATTGAAGAACTCAAGATCAAGCAGAAAGAGGTCGAGATTGACGAAGCTAAGGTGATGCTGGAAGCTGAGCAGCTTGAATTTGAGAAGCAGCAACACGCTGATGAAAACGAGTTTAAGCTGGCTGAGCTTCAAGTTGAAATAGACCAGAAGCGCGGCGTTAGCATAGGAGAAAGCTAATGTGGCGCAAGAAGAAGCCGGAGGATTGGCTGAGTGTTAAAAACTGGCCCGAAGATAAGACAGAGGCCGAGCTTATAGCTTTAGGGAATAAAGCAGAGCTTTTACTAAAGGATGAGACATATAGGGAGGTTATGCTATCATTGCACCAAGTATTGCATAGCCAAATAGACAGTTTAGCGAAAGAAGATGTGGAATCGCTTGTATCACTGTCCAACCAACTAAGAGCAATACGCTCAATCACCGGGAGGCTGACCGCATGGGCGAGAAAAGCGCAGTAATCGAATCCGTAAGCGGAGAGCGCCTTAGTAGCGCCCCCGAAATTGTGCTTTCGGTAGATGAAAGCCTTTTGATTATGGAGGCATTAAAACGTGTCGCCTTTGAAGATGTGCATTCCATTATGGCTAATTTATCCCAAAAAATGATTGATGCAGGAGTATTCCATTGAACACTGAAACGAATAACGCCGAACAACCAGACTCTTTTTCTGGAATCGACGAAGCCCTTGCTTTCTTTAGCGATAAAGAGGAAGGCACCGAAGAACCCGAAGTCTCAGAAAATGAGGAAACGGAAGGCTTGGAGGAAGAAGTAGCGGAAGATGTCGAAAATGAAGGTGAAGAACTCGACGAAACCGAAGATGAGGACGAGGAAGATGATTCCGAGGAAGATTCTGAGGACGATGAGCAACTCGAAGCCAAGTTTACGCCATTTACTGTAGGTGAAGGTGATGATGCCGTCACAGTGGATTCTATCGAAGCAGCAACCGCAGGGTTTATGCGTCAGAAAGACTACACGGTGAAAACCACAGCTCTAAAGAAGGAAACCGAGAAGATTTCGGAAATAACGGATGGGCTTCTTAATTCCAAAAAGGAATATATAGAAGGTCTCGGTTTGCTCCGGGCTTCGATGGATGAAAACCTGAAGAACTTTGTGGGTGTCGATTGGGTATCGCTTGAAAAAGACGATCCTTACGCCTTTGAGGAACAGAAAAATGCCTTTGATGCCGCTCGTTTGCAGTATTCACAGGTTTTGGAGCAGGAAAAGGAGCAAGCAGCCGCCTATCAAGAGGAACTCACGCAACAGCAAGCCTTTTTGCGAGAAAAAGCCCTTGATGGACTGGTGGAAATGCGCCCGGAGCTTGCCGAAAATGACCACTTTGAAAAAGCCGCTCAATACATGGTGGATAACTATGGCTTGAGTATGGAAGAAATTGTTGGTGCGAATAGCCCTGGGTTGTGGGCGGCAATGGTTGATCTGGCGGGTAAAAAACCTGCTCGAAAGACTAAAAGCCGTATTAAAACCATTAAGCCGAAAGGGTCTAGCCCGACTACTAAACAGCAACGTAACGACCAAAAGCGCAAAGCCGTATTAACCGCCGGGCAAAGTATCGACGAAGCAACGGCCTTAGCCGCTCTAGGTATCAGGAGATAATCTAATGGCTACAACCAGTACAGACACCTACGATATGGTAGGTATTCGCGAGGACTTGAGCAACTTTATCTACAATGTGGATAAAACCAAGACCTTTTTTCTCTCTAACGCACCAACTACTAAGGCGAAAGGCACCAAGCACGATTGGCAAACTGACACCTTTGCGGCTGTAACGGACAACAAGACAGTTCAGGGTGCTGATGCGGTGTTTACGGCAAGTGCCGCTACTACTCGCTTGGACAACTACACTCAGATCGCCCAAGAGACTGTCGCTATTTCAGGCACTATGGATGTGGCTGATACTGCTGGTCGTGCAAACGAGATGAACTATCAGATTATGAAAGCTGGTACTAAGCTCAAGCGCGATATGGAGCACAGCTTTGTCGGTCTTAATAAAGCGAAAGCGGTCGGTAGTGCTACTGTTCCTGCTGAGTCTGCCTCAATGCAATCGTATATCAGTACCAATACCAGCTTTGGTGCTACCGGCGTTGATCCTACTGGTGATGGCTCGGATGCACGAACTGATGGTACTCAACGAGTATTCACCGAAGCATTGCTTGAGGGTGTGTTAGATAGCATCTTTAACAACACGGGTGAAGCGCCTGACTGCATGCTGCTGGGTTCGTTTAACAAACGCGCCCTTAATGCGTTCACAGGTCACGCTACTTCGACGGATCACATGGCAGAAGCGCAGTCCATTATCAACGCTGTTGATGTGTACAAGTCTGACTATGGTATTACGAAGGTGATTCCTAGCACTTACTCTCGTTCGCGTGATGCACTGCTCTACAAGAAGGATATGTGGGCTGTAGCGTTCCATCGTCAAATGAAGGCATCGGATATTGCCAAAATTGGTGATGCTGAGCGTAAGCAGGTTGTGGTGGAATATACGCTTGAGGCTCGAAATGAGGCTTCCAGCGGTATAATTGCCGATTTGACAACTGCTTAATAGATTCACAACCAAGCCCGGGGGCGAAAGCCCTCGGCAACCTTTAGAGGTAGTCGCATGGCTCATTTAAGAGAACGCAGTTACGACGCAAAGCATGGCGAAACCGTCGAGTGGTGGTTTGACGAGGATAAGCTAGTTCAGAAACGAATCGCTGACCTTCGTCCTATGGTTGCGGCACTCAAAGAGGAGTCGAAATCATTTACCAGTTTCACCAAAGGGCTGATGCACAAACAGTATTCAATCCCAAATATCTTGGTCGCTAAACTGGCTAAAGAGCATAATCTGGACGTATTCACGGATGATGCGAACGAATTGAAACGTATGGATCGCATTATCCAGCAAGAGTACCCTCACCTGATCGCCCACTCCAAGAAAGTGTGGAGGCCGACTTAATGGCTCTGAGCAATTATACAAGTATCGCTGATTCTGCCGCGAAATGGTTAAACCGGGAAGGGTTTTCAGACCTAACCGATTTAATGGAAGATTTCATGTATCTCGGTCAGCGCCGAATCCAGCGGGAGGTCAGAATACCCCCAATGGAGGCCAAACTGACTGATATAGCGATTGTTGATGGTCAATACCCTATCCCGACACCTATGTTGGACGTAAAGGGTGTGACGGCTTACAACGGGTCAACGGCATGGCGTGTTGCGCGGGGCGACTTCTCTGATATTAAGAAAGAGCGGCTAGGCACTAATACTGGCCCTCGTTATTTTGACACTATCGGCGGTAACTTTGAGTTTGGCGGTGAGCCATCGTCCGGGGTGAGTGTTGATATTGTGTACTACCAAGAACTTGAATTTATCTCTACATCGGTTGCCGAGAACTGGTTTTCTGCCTATGCGCCAGAGACTATTTTATTTGGTGCTTTAGTGGAGGCTTCGACATTTACTAAGCATGACCCTGAAATAACGGCGCTGTACGAGTCGAAATATCAATCAGCCCTTGCTTTACTGGAAACTCAGAAGAAGAAAGCTGAGTGGTCTGGTCACTTGGATATGAAAGCCAGATGATACGCATACGGGTTAGTAAGCGAAAGCCGGATGCTTATGGAAGCGGTGAATATGGCGCTCCGAGAGGCGATAGAACCCATAACGGGATTGATTACACTCTATCCGTGTTATCGCCTGTAGCGGGGACAGTAACTAAGCTAGGCTACCCCTACTCCGATGACTTGAGCTATCGGTATGTCGAGGTAACTGATAGTATTGGTTATAAGCACCGGGTTTTTTATATCCGTCCTGTTGTTAAGGTTGGTGATGTTGTTTCACGTGAAACAGAGATAGGCCAACCACAAGATGTAGCAGCGCGTTATACGGCGAAAGGCTGGATGTCGCAACACGTACACTACGAAATAAAAACGCCAGATGGGGATTTCGTGAACCCAGAGGATTTTGTATGAAATGGCTGGTTCTCGCTATAGCGCTTATCGCAACATCGGCATGGGCGGAAGATTGCCCACAAATACGGGCGGTAAGCGTCGAGCCGGTATGCACAACAAGCATTAAGATTAAATTGGAAGATGGCAGCACCTACGAAATCATCTTACCATTCCAGATTTGTAAACGATTGAGTATTTGATCATGAGTATTTGGGGAAAAGTATTAGGTGGCGCGATAAACCCTATCGCCAAGATATTTGAGAAGCGCGAGGAGCGCAAGAAGGCGATTGGCGAGATTAAAGCCCAAGCCGCCTCTGCGGAGGTGGATGGCAAGGTGGCTGTATCACTGTCTAAGGCCGAGTGGGAGATTATCAGCAAGAATGCTGAGCCTACAACATGGAAAGACGAGTACATTACTCTGCTGATTACCAGCCCTTTGCTGGTGATTTTTATTGGCAATATCGTGGCTGCGTTTGGGTTCGGTACGGCGCTAATTGATGCGAATACCGCCTCACTGCAAGCGATTAAAGCGGTGGGCATAGATATGGGCGAATTGATGTTGGTCACTGTATTGGCTGCCATCGGGATCAAGGCGATTAAATGAATTTTCCTATGAAAGTGCATGGCTTGATTGCCGCGACCCTATCAACGCCAGAAAAAGGCTTGTGGTATGACAGCGATAAAGACTTGGACGACTTAGAAGAAGGTTGGGGTGCGGTTGCTCAGTTATGGGCTGGATGGGTGATACGCCCCTATACCAAGCCAAAATACTGGTTCAGTAAGGATGTGCCAAGCAAGTGGAATGAGTGGGACTCTACACATCACGGCCTGATTAAATTTTGGTTCCCGTTATGTCCTTTTGTTTCTGCTTGCGCTGGTCGTTTCGGGTTTTATGTGGGCTTCAAGGTCTGGAATCTTGAGAAAGATAAATACGCTCAAATGGTCGGTATTAAGAATATCGGTGAAGGGAATAGAGCTTTAACTTTATCGGCAACAATCAGAAGGACTCGCGCAAAATGACAGACCCTACAAATGATATTACAAACCGGAGGCTATCTAAGCTGTTCAGTATAGAGACTATTGGCTCGTTGCTTGTTGTAGCGTTTGTTTTTGGTAGCGGCTATACAAAGCTGTCTGCTAACGATAAAGAGACTGAATATAAAGTAGAGTCTATGCGGGTTGAGCAATCAAAGATTGTCAAGGATGTGCAGACTATCCAGACTGACATAGCTGTTATTAAGAATGATAACCGGCACGTTAAGGCTCAGTTAGAGGATATTAAAAAGGCGTTGGAGCATATTAAGTCGCGTAATTAGAGGGGCTAGATAGCAATTAGGAACATTAACCGCCTTCGGGCTAATTTTTAGAGGTATGTATCATGGCAACAGGTGACGTAGTATTTTTTGATGAATCTAAAGCACTAATGCTTTCGGGTGGGTGGGAAGCTGCCGATGACTTTAAGGTAGCGATCTGTGATAACACAACAGCGCCAACAGCAGCGCACGCTACCCCGGCATTAGCTGACTTTACTCAAGTTGGCTCGGCGGGAAGTTATGTAGCTGGCGGAACAAGTATTGGAACCTATGGCAGCATTGTTTCGGAGACTGGCGGCACGGTGACATTTGACTCTGCAACTAATCCGACATGGGCGCAGAACGCATCCAATGATGTCGATGCGTATTGGGGGATTATCTATAACGATACGGACGCTGGTGATGCTGCTTTAGCGTATGTTGAGCTAGGTGGCCCCGTTGATATGACAGCCGGTTCTCTGACAATCACATGGAACGCTTCTGGTATTGCCACGCTCACTTAAATAATGGGAGCGAGTAAGTGGAATACACGAAGGCAGAGTTTACCGCGCAGTATGGGTTTTATCCTCTAGTTCCCGGCACTAATTACAAGCTAGCCGGGTTAAAGCATAAGGGACTTTTTGGTACGGATGAGCCGGTTACTCTGCGTCTGCATTACCACCCCTTGCGGGAGCGGATTAGCGCTGAGCAACGGGCGGATAAGATCATTGCAGCTAAGGGCATTACGGCTGACGATAGCCTAATTATCTTCGGCGGTGCCTACGGCTGGCTTGGTGAGGCGCTAATTGCTAAGACCGGCTGCTCGGCTGTGTCTGTGGATACTTCTCAGTATGTCCACGATACGAAGGATGCTAGTCCTGACGACGATCTAATTGAGTCGATTCGAGCCAGTGGCTACGATGAAACTACGGGCATTGGCCTACAGCTGTTCAACTGGTTCAGCGACCCTACACCTCGCGCTTCTATTGCTGTATTGAATGAGGATATGGCAAACGGTGGTAGTCGCAATCGGATCAAATCTGCGTTACCTAAAAATCCCACTCGGGTGATTACTGAGGAAGTTTGGCAGACTCTGACACCAAAAGAACAAACCCTTTACCAATCCCGTATAGATCAGTTCGGCCTTGAGTTGATCCACGTTATTGACGGTATTGTTATCTAATGGCGCTGCCTTTAACGGTACAGGCTCAGGCTGGAGTTCCGGGTCATAACCCGCCTCATAAGCTCGGCAGTGTTTCGGATGTCAGATACCCGTACCATATAGAAGAAGTAGATACAGGGACTCTCGGTAGTGATCCTATATACGGAATGGCTTTTAAGCCTGATGGGACAAAGGTGTATCTCCTTACCCAAGCGGCTAGCTCTAATGCCTTTATCCGAGAGTACGACTTATCGACTGCTAGAGACCTAGATACAGCCACCCTTAATGACTCATATGATACCGGATTAAGTGGAAATGTTCGTTCGCTGACCTTTAACACAGCAGGCACCAAGTGCTTTTATGGCGAGTATGGTGCTTCGGGTGCTTTAAGAGAGATTGGAATATCGACTGCATGGGATATAACTACAGCCTCTTATAGCGCTTCCGATGAGCTTGCGGCAGCTTTTGTGGATGAGCATTGGTGGAACTCTGACGGAACAAAATTATTCTATTCAGGGGGGAGCGCAGGCAGTCCGACAGATGTTGCTGAGTATTCGCTGTCCACTGCTTGGGACGTATCAACATCCACCTTTGAAAGCCAGGTAGACGGCGGGGGCAGTATTTACGGAGGGGAGGCCTTTTCTTCTGAGGATGGGACAAAGTTTTGGGTAAGGCGAAGTAATGGCAATTGGTATAGATACGATTTATCTACGGCGTGGGATGTATCAACAAACGGTGGTGCAGTTTCTGTCTCCGATGTAGGAGCAGAGAGGGTAGTAACCCTGCATGCTCAGGATTTACAGTTCAAGGTCAACTCTACAACTTGGACTAAGTTCGAGACTGGGAAGTTGCCCACCTATTTTATAACGGGTAACGGGACAAACGCTATTGAGGCTGAATCCTCGGTTAATCCGCTTACGACCGCTTCCGTAATACAGGATGCGGCAGGGAACCCAACTGAATCGCCAGATTCTTGCCTTGCTTCGGTAAGTGACGGCACGTACATCCACGTCACGTACATCGACTCTACGAACCTTAGCCTTGAATACTCCCGATTCAATATGTCTACG